ATAGAGTGAGTGTTTCCTCTATGTCCAGTGGCATTGCGGATTAGAGATCTTCACTTCTCTCCGCACTTAAGGCCTCGGCGCAAGTGGAATCAGGCTGCAAACCCAGCAGAAGCTCCGTAGGGAGCTGTGCACGGGTGACAGGAGGCAAAGACCCCATTTCCCAGAGTAGCACACACATATACGAGTGCTACCCTAGGATTACCAGCTGCAGAGGGAAGCAGCGATAGGGGTTGGGCGACTGTGGTAGTCGTTATCCCCCCAACTTGGGCAGCCACACACAATGGAATGGGCTTTAGTTAATTTGTGTGGTTTTGGCAGTGCCCCAGTGGCACATCTCCCTCTGAGCGTAGTCACGTGGGGTAAGGAGCCCCGGAACAGGCTCGCTCGTCTGGAAAGTACATTTGTCATCTTCAGTGTTGCTGTGGTCGCAGCTGTGGCACACGGGACGACAAGCTGGTTCGCATACACTGCGGTCCCGCGCTTTCTAGAATGCCTATTTAAGCCGCGGCGTCAAGCAAGAATCATCAAATGCTCGAAGCCAAAGCTTGCCCAAGATCGGAGAGTTCACATCCGTCACACCGTCGAAGAGGAATCAGATTGGGTATCCAACCCCGATGAGTACACCTTCGAAAGAGCAATTAGCAAGATGGCAATACCCCAGTACTGTGATGTGAGTGCTGAGGTTATCGAAACAGCTTGCAAGCTCGAGCGTGACGAGCAAGAAGCACTTGAATTGGATGCCGACCAAAGTGTGCTTTCGGACTCCTCGTACCAGCGAATGCCGGAATTAGGGATAGGACCTTTGCGGTTTGGATCCTTTCCCCCGGTAGTACAAGGTCTACAACCCCCACCTGAGCACCATAGAGGTTGGGGGTTCCCTGCATCTGATGCACCTCAACCTGCACCAAGCTTGCCCATCATGGAGGAAGAAACTGGTTGGCGCCAACATTGTCCAGCCAGCATTTTCCCAAGTGATATCAACGGGATACCACCAAGTGAGCTGGAGGAACTTTTTGAGCTTGTAGAAGACAAGATAGATAAGTTCAGTGCAGATTTGATCCTGATCGACCCCAAGACCAAAGACCCTGCCCTCAAGTGCGAGATTAAGGTGTTACATGGCTACAAGAGCAAAACTCTTAGGTACAAGACAAGAATCAAGGACAAGTTGGAAGCCCTTGAGAAGTCCAAGCCCACCGAGGAGGCGCTTTTAAAGGAGTTGGAGAGTAAGAGCCAGCAAGAGGAAGATCAAAGGATCAAAGCAGAGATCATCAAATGGGGCGCCGATTTCCATGCCGACGAATTCGTGCGCTCGCTTCGTACCGTGGACCCCCTACCCACGGACTTCACGCCACAGGAAAAGTACCAGAATGCAGTCTGGGAAGACATCTTCCACGAACCGGCGGACAACACGTGGTGTGCATATTTCACACCCGGACCATGTTTACCCTCGTACATTGACCTTGCGATCGAGGTGTTCAGCCCCTCCACGGAGGTGCAAAGAGCACTTATAAGAAAGCATGGGCGGGGGATCACAGCGTCAGTTTCAAGGTTCGTCAGCAATGCTAGGAACTTCTTGTTCCCGTTATGGGTAGTCTTGCCAGGTTTGGGCAGACGTGCGATTACCGCAATCCACGACGAGAAAGATGAGTTGCTGCGGATGACTATGTTTGAGGAGCTGTTAGCGCCAGTTTCGTTTGAGGAGACAAGGTTGGTCCATTATGATCGACAAATCAACGAAAATGAGCCTATACGGGAGCTTCTCAAGGTTGTCCGGGACCAGGTGTTTTCACCTAATGGCAGTCTTGGCAGTCAGCGCCAGGTACATGTTTCAGGTCAAAATATTGACCTCATCGTCACCAGAGAGGTACAAAAGGTCTTTGCCAGACTGGGTCTCTCCAGCCACCCCCTCGGCTGTCAAGTGTTTACATGGCTCGGGCCAGCATGCATTAGACATTGCCGTCAGTTCACACTCCCCTCTGCAGCGCAGCTTAATCACTGCAACGAGCGGGCAAGAACTCATGCTGGGATCCAGTTTGGTGCTGGCCAATGATGGTGCGTTAATGCCTGTGGAAATGGCATTGTGAATCGAGATTATGTCAACTCTTCTCTTCACACTCAAGGCTATTTCAAAGTTACCAAGGCTAGTAGCGCGAAGGTGAAGCCATTTAAATATAGGGCGTTTTATGAGGCCAATGGTCTGGCCCCATCAAACGGTGTAGATTATTGTATTTTTAGCAACAGCCTCCAATCAGGCTTATCAGGCCTAGTCGAGCGCCTGATTTTCACTCCGTGTAAGGATGCAAACGGCAATGTCATCATCGATCCGCTTACACGGTTACCCCAGCTTAAGGAACCGCCAAAGCCTAAACCAGGCATCTGGAAGTGCAACAAGTACTACAGAGTCCTGGTATGTGAGCTTGTAGGAATCCACTCTGCTTGGACACAGCAAGAGTTTATTGACACGAGGCGAAACAACAAACTCAAGAATCGCTATTCCACGGCAAAGGCTGAATATGAGCGACGGGGGCTGCTCCTCTCTGACAGCAACCCGCAGGCTATGGTAAAAGCTGAGAAGATGAAGCTCAAGGCTTTCATCACGCCTAGGATCATTCAATTCTGCAACCCAATCTATAATCTTCTATTGGGTAAATATATTTCTTCGGCTGAAAAGAAAATATACGCAGCGATCGACTTAGTTTGGGATCCCTCGGGTCGACTTAAGACCATTATGAAGAATTACAACGCGGAGGAAGTGGCCACGCTAATCGTCTATGCGTGGGAAGAGGTAGAATTGGGCAACAAGCATGTGGCTCTGATCAATCAAGGTGATGATAACGTTGCGATCATGCGCGTCTTGGTTACCGAACGATGTTCAGACACAGGCCTAATGACGACCAAATCAAAGGTGTGTGCCATGGTGGTGGACGCAGAGCGATTTGATCAACATGTGCACTATGACACACTACTCTTCGAGCACAGTCTTTACATGTCTATCTACAAAGATGCACCAGCAGAACAGGTTAAGGAATTGCAAAAGTTACTCAAAAGGCAGCGTGAGTACTCAATCCAAAGCTTTTTCAAGTGTGAACAGACATGGGACACCTACCGTGTCGACGTCAAGAACATTAGAGGACGTCGGCGTTCAGGAGACATGAACACATCACTTGGCAACAATTTCATTGCGACGGCCCTTTTGCATGGGTTCTTTCAAGGCTATGAACCGACGACGGTTGAAGAGATTAGAGCTTCATTAGCGGCATACAGTCTTGACAGGGGATTCAGCATTAAGTTTGAGGGCTACGCAGAGGCGATAGAAGAAATTGAATTTTGCCAGACGCACCCGGTGAACACTGGACACAAGCGCGTAGACACACGGTTTCGCATTGGAGAGGTCGTTGACAGGTGGATTATGGTTAGAAACCTTGATTCGCTGGTTAAGGATACTCACTTCATATGTGATGAGCAGAACGTGTTGGAGCGTATGAGCCAGATCGGAATCGCCGGAAGCATGATGTATGCGGACATCCCAATTCACGGAGAGTTCTACAAGAAACTTCGCAATGGGACACCCGTTAAGCCGTACAGCTGGCAGACAAATGCATGGACTGGTCAGGGTTTGGCCTGGCAGTCAGGCTGCGGCATGTCTGACATGAATGTTGTATCCGAGGCCACCGATGAGGTAACAGAGGTGGCCCGAGGATCCTATCTAAGGGCGTTTGGAGTCACGCCAGCCGAACAGGTTCTTGCTGCAGAGTGCATCAGTAAATGCGACCAAACTGATGACCCAAGTGCAGTGATGGGATGGATGGCGCCATGGTATGGTTCTTCTGACAAAAGGACACGCACCATGGCACAACTTGCAGGTTTAGCGTAACTGCTACCCACCACCCAACCTATTAGGCTACAAACTATCCATGGGGTTTCTTAGCTTTATTGCCCAAAACTTTTATTCTAGTACCAAGGAAGACGAGTTCCGGAGTGTCAACAGACTGCACGGGCAAACGTCCTTTCGGTGTGCACGTAATCCTTTCCCTATTGGTGAGGCCCTGGAGGCCCCCATTAGGACGCAGGTGAGCATGCCCATTGACAGTGGCCAGGGCGTTCTAAGAGATGAACAGTCGGCTCAGAGAAGCGAATCCCATATATCACAACGAGGCCAGGGGGCCTACACGCCTATTAGGGCAAACTAACAACATCACCACGCGCCAATATGACGCGTCACGCAGAGGAAACAGCGTTCAAGAATCAGGCCAAATATCGAGGTCTCACAGCCAAGCAGAAACAAGCACGCTGGCTGGACCATCAGAGGACGAGGCCAAACCCAGCACTAAGGGCACCTCCCAGGCGACGTGCCAGAGGTGCAGCACGGACCCAACCAGCTCATCATGCACACCACCACCATCACGGGGGCGGCGGCGGGGTGGGCAGA